CAAAACCTTTACTAGTTATTGTGTATGCATCAATGTTATGGAAAAAGCAGTGAATTCCATTATTGACACAGAAGCCAAGAGAAGTGTTGTCTTTACAGTGGATCCAAAGACTCGAAGAATGTAAAAACAACCATTCTTTGTTTATTTCATATTGCGGCTCATCATGCCCTAGATACATCTTTCCAAGGTGAAACCTAAGATCAATCTCAGCATCAAACCCAGATTTCAAAGCATCAATGACGTAATCTGGATTATTCTCTGAAGATTTATCTGGTCCAATGGTATTTCCGCGATGAGCTATAAATCTCATTTTTCAACCTGCACCCAAATCCAGTTTCTGTGGTTATCTCCAGGGCCAGTTGATCTGATATCTGATTTATAGTTTTTGTACCCAATTTTATTGAGCAAGTCGTCTATTAGATCTGCTTCATTCTCAATACTTACATCAGCGTGACCATTTGTGCTTCCAGCATCGTAGTTATTGTCGTAGTATCCAGCAGTTGGAATTCCTTCTTTTCCACCAAATCCCATCTGAAAACAGAGATGACCACCGTATTTGAGAACTCTCCATATATCCTGCATTATGAGAAGCCTTATCTCATAAACGCAAATATGTTGAAAACATATAACAGCAAAAACAACGTCATACTCTTCATTCGGAATCATTGAGAGATTGTCGCCAGTAGTTACGTAGAGTTTTGAATTATTGATTCCGTTGTGTGATAGGTTTACTTTTGCTTTTTCTATATTTATTGGCGATATGTCAATGCCGTCAATAGAAGCAAACCTATTTGAGAATTTAACAAGATTCCTACCCGGGCCGCATCCGTACTCGAGAGCTTTCAGTCCAGATGTGTCAAAGTCTTTAAATAGGTAATTGTCGTAGTCCCCCCATGCATTATGGGCATCGTATGATCCAACTACTGGATCTCTAAATTCAAGACTCCATTTTTCTGCATACTCGTCATAGTAGTCATTTTGCATTTTAAGATAATCATATTTATTCTTGCTCATTTGTTGTTCTCCAAATAGTGAGACAGATCCTCAGGGGTTCCAATTCCCCACATCTGTGAGACTTCCTTAATTCTTATCTTCTTCCAGTCATTTATAGCTTCGTTAAAAACTGGACATACGTAGAATTCATTATTGACTCTTATGTTTTTATTAATCATCTGCTCTGCGTACTTAACGTAGTCAGATCCTCGCTTCCAGTAGTAAATACCTACAGTAGCGTTGTCGGATATGGGATTCTTTTCGGCAACTTCGCATACAAAACCGTCATCTCCAACTTTTGCGTAAGACCATTTTGGATGTGTTGCCTTAAAGGTTAAAATCCCACCGTCTATAGCATCTGCGTCAAATGCATATAAGCATTCATTGCTATTCCACTCTATTACTTGGTCAGAGTTTGCCATAAGTAGCGGATTGTCATTGTTTATGAGATCTTTTGCCAAAAGTGTTGTACATGCAGCACCTTCTGTAAGTCCATCTACTAAAACTATGTCGCAACCAGGCTTTATTAAGTTGAGAACCTGTTTTAGATTGTATTTTTCATAATGTTCTTTTTGAACAAGAAAAATATAGTGAGCATCAATATTCAGATTTTCAACGACTACTTGGATCATTGGTTTGCCATTGACCTCGATTAGTGGCTTCGGGAATGTGTATCCAGCTTGAGAGAACCTTGACCCAGCTCCAGCCATTGGGATCAGTACGTTCATTTTCTCATTTTTCCAAGCAACTTTTTCTGTTGAGATAGATTCGATTTTTTCCATAGCCTTTATAACCTTTTCCTTTTTTAAGTCATTTGAGTCTTTTATTGCATGAAGATTTGCCCCAGAGCTGATTGCTCCCTCTCTTCCGATATGGGAATCTTCAATAATTACTGTTGATGCTGGAGTAGCACCGCAATAAATCATGCATCTCCAGTACATCTCTGGATGAGGTTTTTGATACTTAACGTCTTCGTTGCTCATGATATGACTGACATAGTGCAGTACGCCTATTGCATGAAGCGATGTTATGACTGTTTCCCTGACGGCATTGCTGGCTACGGCTATCTTCCAGCCCCTAGCCTTTGCTTCTTCCATTATTGATATTGCTTCATAGTTTTTAGGAAGATTCTTTAATATCTGTATTGTTTGGTTTTGCTTTTCTTCCCATATTTGCTGGTGAAACTCGTTTGGAAGACCTTTTGAACTTGTAAGCATCTGTAGCTTTTTTGTAGTTCCCAATCCATCGTATGTTGATAGATGCTCTTCTCTTGTTATGACAAATTTGTTATCAATCTTTGCAAGTGCATTATTTAACGATTCATAGTGAACGTCTCTTGAATCTATTAGCACGCCATCGAGGTCAAAAATTATAAGTTTCTGTGGCTTCATGTCGGCTCCGGCCCAGCATGTCTATGCCACTTGTTGTGCCTAACAATGCTTTTGCCATTACATTTCATGACATATTTATTTCTAACCCTTAATGACCACTCAACATCTTCTTCCTCATTCCATCCAAGAGACTCATTTAGTGGTTCTTCAATGATTACATGCTTTTTAACAATGAAGAAACCGCCAGATATATACATGTACTGAGTTTGAGTCCAGTCGTCATAGTCCAAAGACCATGCTCTTCCATGTCCTGGCTTATCCCAGAGCGACCAATCCATTGGGTTTCGTGCACCAGTAATCAGAAACTGCGGGCAGGAGCAGATATCCCAGTCAGTACCAAAGGCCTTAAAATTCTCATACCAATCACTATCAAAAATGTGGTAGTCATGCATGAGCACCACATTTTCATATTTTGCTTCTTGGCAAAGTAGATTCTTTTTTCTAGTTATCCATAACGGTTTGACTGATTCATCAAAATCAATGAAACGAACGTTTTCATGTTCATATGAATAATCATCACGGCCGCCGCCCATGATTAATATTTCAAATTCCGGTATGGATAGGGAAATTACATTTTCTATTATTTGAGTTAAGCGTGATCTGTCCTGATACCCAGTAACTATCCCAAATGTCCACTGTATATCCATACTAGATATCCTGCTCTAGTATTTCCATCATCACAGATTCCCAATCACTAACTCTTTTTTTGATTGAAAACTCAGATAAAAGATCTCTATTTATTTTTGCTTCATCATCCCTTAGCTGTTTGTCTAGTAGTTCTTCAAAGTGATATATCCAATCCTGTTCAGTATTTGCAATTCTTCCAATACCAGCTTCGAATAGATATCTATATTCCGGTAAATCTGATGCAATAAATGGGACTCCAGCTGCCGCATACTCGAGACCTTTTATAAATGACTTCGCATGATTAAACGGAACATCTTTTAACGGAACTATGCCTATATCTATTTGTTCAAACATTCTTGGATAGTCACTAATCGGGCACAGGTTAGATGTTGATACAAGATGTTGTTCTATTTGCAGTTGCTCTGCAGCCGATGCAGATCCACCGACATGGCCGGAGTGGTGAAATCTAATATTTTTTAACTTTATATAATTCCCTATGAATTCAGAAAGCTCCTCGAGGTCTCCAGATCTCCATGGGGTAGCGCCAACCCAACCTATTTTTGTTTTTGTATGGTTTCTTCTTACTTTTCTTATTCTTAGATATCTATCTTCATCTATTGAGTTTCTAACTAGGAAAACATTTTTATGAATTTTTGAGTAGTAGTCATATAGAAATTGTGTACTGGTAATAATTGCAAAAGACCTACGTATTATTTCTGCGTATATAGCTCTATTATTATCTGGATATTGTTCTGGGTCAGTAGCTTCGTATGCTCTGTTTGTTGGTTCTAGCCCATCAAAAAAATCATCTACGTCAACAACAATTTTTTGTCCTAACTCTTGTGCTCGGGCAAGATTGGTTAAAGCATCTTTATGCATTATCAGTTTGAAAACTATTATGTCCCAGCCATGAACAGCCTTTCCGTTGCCGGTGACCATCCCGAACCCATCTCTTTCGTTGAAAGCGGGGATCCCAACTCCGCATATCCAATTTCTCTTCTCAAGCTCAACTCCAGGAAGAACACACCTGTACCAGGCACATCCATTTGGCTGTAGAGGTTCGGTTCCCCATGCCCAGTCTGTGGTCAAAAATCCAATCGTTGGGACCTGTCCAGAATTAAGCTGGGAAGTTTTATTAATATATTGGATGCTCTTGTCCGGCTTTTTCACTAAATTCCTTAATGTATAAAGAAAAAATTGATAGCCGAAAGTCTATATTTATTGAAATTGCCCAGAAGTACTAAAGGCATTTATTTTAATAGAACTTCTGATTACTTACATAATTTCTAATCTACAATCTTTTAGTGTCTATCGGGAGATTGTAAATGATTGCTGGAATATATAACTTGTTCATTGAGCAGGGCGCAACATTTACTCGCCTTATCGAAATTGAGTATCCAGACCCGGATGACGTAACGGTAATGCTTCCGTATGACCTGTCTGGATTCAGCGCAAGTATGCAAATTCGTAGAACTATTGACTCATCTACTGCACAGATATTGCTTACCTCAGATAATGGAAGAATAGAGATACAGCCAAATGGTTCTGAAAACTCAATGAGGCTTTACTTAACTCCAGAAGAAACATCAACCCTTACTTCAGATGGCGTCTATGACATTGAGATTGAAGACGGGAGTGGTGACATACAGAGAATTCTTCGTGGATCTGTAACGTTATCCCTAGAGGTAACAAGATGAGCAACATCCCAAACAACGTAATTGTTAATGAAGATACGCCGAATACAGTAATAATTAATCAAGATGCCCAGAATCAAGTGGTTGTAAGACTCGGTGGGGCTGCAGGAAATACAAGAAGGCACGTTCATACGCAAGCTTCGCCATCTACAACATGGACTATTAATCACACTCTTGGCGGCAAACCATCTGTAACCGTTGTAGATTCTGCAGATACGATGGTTATTGGTGAGGTAACATATAACAGTAACTCGCAGGTAGTTGTTGAGTTTACGGCAGCGTTCTCTGGATATGCCTATCTCACATAAGGCAGGGTAGATGGCAACTAAATTTGTAACAAATCTTGACCTCAATCAGAATCAGCTTCTCAAGGCTAGGTTTGAGGCTCTCTCTGCCGACCCTAGTAGCAACCTATTTGAGGGTTGGGTTTACTACAACACTACGACTGACACACTTCGCATCTATGCGAATGGCGAGTGGCGCACATTAATTAACTCAGTCTCTTCCGGTGGATCATCATCCGTAGCAGTAACAATTACAGAATCAAATGGTGCTGTAACGGTTACACCAAACCTCGCTACATCAAGCACCGCTGGTGTCATGTCCTCTACGGACAAGGCAAAACTCGATAATGCAACGTCAGAGGCAACTGCAAGTCGCCTAGTCATACGTGATGAAAATGGCCAGGCAAAGTTTGGCACGCCAACCGATGATGCCCATGCCGCAACAAAGGGATACGTTGATGCAGCCCGCTCCGGACTCGACGTAAAGCAGTCAGTGAGGGCTGCGACTACAGGCCCAATAAATATATCGGCAGACCTCGAGAATGGCGACACGCTTGACGGTGTCACCCTTGCTACCGGAGATAGAGTTCTTGTCAAGAATCAGTCTACTGGTTCTGAAAATGGCATTTATGTAGTTGTTGCATCTGGAGCTGCAAGCCGTGCAACTGATGCGGATACAAGCGCTGAAGTTACTGCTGGAATGTTCACCTTCGTATCCGAAGGCACAACGAATGCGGACTCCGGCTGGGTTCTTACAACAAACGACACAATTACGCTTGGCACTACGGCTCTTACGTTTGCTCAGTTCTCTGGCGCTGGACAGGTAACCGCAGGTGCTGGTCTTACAAAGACTGGTAACACGCTTGACGTTGTTGGAACCAGTGACAGAATTACTGTAAATGCAGATTCTGTAGACATTGCTGCTACCTATGTCGGCCAGACAAGCATTACAACACTTGGCACTATCACTACCGGTACATGGGACGCAACAACGGTTGCAGTCACCGCTGGTGGTACCGGTAATGAAACATTCACCGACAACGGAATTTTGTACGGCGATGGCACCAATGCTCTTGATGTAACAGCTGCTGGAACGCAGTATCAAGTATTGCAAGCTGGTTCGGGTGGTGTTCCGGAATTTGGGGCAGTAAGTCTTTCCTCTAGCGCTGCAGTAACTGGGCAACTGCCAATCGCAAATGGCGGAACAAGCGCTTCAACGGAATCTGGGGCGAGGGACGCATTAGCGGCTGGTGGTACACAGGGTGATGGCGTTTCAACCCCAACGCTTGCGAGAAAAGTATCAAAAACTATAGGTGATAACTCAAACACTTCATTTACCATCCAGCACGGTTTTGGAACACGCGAAGTAATGATTCAGGTTTATGACGCTGCAACATATGACACGGTAATCGCAGACACAATTAGAACTGATACAAATAACGTAACTGTCCAGTTCTCGTCTGCTCCAAGCTCAAATGCGTACCAAGTCGTAGTCATAGGCTAAGACATAGGCCTCGAGGGGCCGCAAAAAGAAAGCGATTGAGGTCGTGACGAGATTTGTAGGAACGCCGCTACGCGGTGTTGAATTTGGCTCACCAAGCGATGAAGCCGTCTCGTCACGTGTTGCTGGGGATACTGTTCCAAGACTCAGAATTGATGCTGGCGGACGCATTACGTGGTCAACAGGGTCTGCAACTGGAGATACAAAGCTATACAGAAGTGACTCAAGCACACTACTCACCGAAGGTATTTTTTCAGCTAGTGGCGGGCTTGTAACACTTGCAACCTCAGGTTCACCAACTATTTCCCTACCAGATGGCGCTATTGCGGTTGACACCGTAAATAATGCTTTTTACTTTAGATCTAGTGGGGCCTGGAGTCAGGTAACGGCTGGTGCGGGAAACGCTGCGATCAATGTTTCCGATACGGCACCGGTATCTCCAGAAGAAGGTGATCTCTGGTTCAACTCGTTGGAGGCAACAACATACATTTACTACGACGGGTACTGGATTGATATAGCCGGAGCTACTGCTAGCTTTCCACAATTAAGACAATTAGCAGATGTTGATGCTGATGTACTTGTAAACGGCGATGTGCCTGTTTATAAGCAGTCAACGGATCAATTTGTGGTAATGCCAATATGGGAAGCAAATCCAGTTATAACGACAACACTCAGTTCATCAGTTTCAACAGCAATTGGGCAATTTTCTACAACATACTTTACAACTGGAGAGTTTTTTGTCCAAATTACGCAGGGTTCAAAAACTACAGCCTGCAAGATCATGGCCGCACATAATGGTTCAGTTGCAGACTTTACAGAGTATGGAACTGTAGAAATTGGAAGCCCTGCAATACCAGTATCGTTTACTGTTGTATTAGACGAAGGCAATTTAAAACTCAAAGCATCCATTAGTGATGCAGCCTCAACAAATGCAACAGTCAAAGTATCTAAAACAGTAGTTGGCGGACTATAGTTAAATTAACTATTTACACCTAACAATAAAACATTGTCTCTTATATGTTCTATTGAAATGTTTTATTTTATTGTAAAATCGTAGATCATGGCTCTCGATTTACCAAACTCACCATCAGTGGGCGACGTATTCGTTGCCGGAAGCGATTCTTACATCAAATTCTGGGAATACGCAGGGTCTTTGATCTGGAAACGTCTCAGCTCAACAAATTACATATATGACGGGGAAACCCCATCGTCAGTAGCAACGGCATTCCTTGACGGAGGGCAGGCTTAATGGCAACTGAAATTCGCTTACGTAGAGGTACAGCTGCCGCATGGACAGCCGCCAACCCAACCCTTGCTTCTGGCGAGGTTGGCTATGAAACAGATACCAGAAAACTTAAGGTTGGCGATGGCTCTACGGCATGGGCGAGCTTGTCCTACTTTATTGGAAACCTTCCTGGCGCAACGCTAAATGACCTTGGCGATGTAACGATCACGTCCGCAGCTAGCGGAGATTTCCTCCGCTGGAATGGAAGCGCATGGATTAACGATGCCGTCAATCTCTCCACAGACACAGTTGGCGACTACATAAATACAGTCACCGCCAGCACTGGCGTAACAATTACTGGTTCTGGTGGTGAATCGGCGTCACCCGTTATATCAATTGGCCAAGACGTAGGTACTTCTGCATCTGTAACATTTGCCCAAGTAACTGCGCCACTTGTTGGCAATGCGAGCACAGCGTCGCAGCTTCAAACGGCACGAACAATAAGTCTTACTGGAGACGTATCTGGCTCAGTTTCGTTTAGTGGTTCCGCCGACGCATCAATCTCTACGACAATTCAACCTAATTCAGTCGCGCTCGGAACAGACACAACTGGTAACTATGTAAATGATGTAGTCGCTGGAACGGGCGTTACTGTAACGCATACCCCAGGCGAGGGATCTTCTGCATCAATCGCTATCGGCCAAGATGTTGGAACAAGCGCAAGCGTTCAGTTTGGGCAGGTAACAACAACTGGCGATGTAGCCGTTGGCGGAAATCTAACTGTAAATGGAACAACAACCACATTAAATACAGAGACTCTTGCTATTGAGGACAATATAGTCCTTCTCAATTCAAACGTTACTGGATCGCCAACTACAAATGCTGGTATCGAGGTAGAGCGCGGCGACTCAAGCAACGTTGTTCTGCGCTGGAATGAATCAACCGACAGCTGGGAAGTCACCGAAGACGGTTCCACATACAAGAACATTGCTGTCGGTCAAGATGTAGAAACAACATCCAGCGTTAGTTTTGCTGCAGTAACTGCTTCAACATTTACTGGCGATTTGGTTGGCAATGCAGATACGGCTTCAGCTCTGCAAACAGCTCGCACAATCGCTCTTGGCGGCGATCTGTCTGGCTCCGTATCATTTGATGGCTCATCAAGTGTAACTATTGAAGCAACTGTTGTAAATAGCGGTGTAGCCCTTGATGAGGTTAGCGATGTCGTCATTACGTCGCCAGAAGAATTCCAGTCGCTTACGTACAATGGAACAAACTGGGTTAATAACTACGCGCCAGTTGTTACTTATGTAAGAAATGCTGAAGCAACAACTCTTACCACTGGAACTGTCGTTTATCTATTTGGTGCTACCGGTGACCATGCAACAGTCAAGCGTGCTGATAATGATTCAGATACGACATCATCAAAGACAGTTGGTCTCGTTGCTGCAAATATTGCATCTAGCGAAAATGGCCCAGTAGTCACACGTGGCTACGTAGATGGCATTGACCTATCTGCTGGATACACGGCAGGAGACGTTCTGTGGCTTGGCGAAGATGGCGCATTCACCACAACAAAGCCAAGCGCTCCAGAGCATTTGGTGTTTGTTGGCGTTGTAGTCCGAGCCACGGAAAACGGCATCATCTATGTAGCTACACAAAATGGCTATGAGCTAGAAGAACTCCATGATGTAAAAATTACATCGCCAGCCAACAACGATTTCCTTAAGTACAACTCAGCATCAGCAATCTGGATAAATGACCAAATAAACCTAGGGACTGACACCGTTGGAAACTATGTTGCAGATGTTGTTCAAGGAACTGGAATACTCGTAACACACACTCCAGGCGAGGGGTCATCTGCCTCAATTGCCATAAATGCTGATTTAAATGATCTTAATGATGTATCAGCAATTGACTCAACTGAAGGTCAACTTTTAATTAGAACAGCTGAAGGTTGGCAAAATGTAACTGCCTCCGGTGATGTAACCGTAAATGCATCTGGCGTATTTTCTATAGCAGCCAATTCAGTTGCATTAGGCACGGATACGACTGGCAACTATGTAAATGACATTATCGCTGGGACTGGCGTAACGGTAACTCATACACCAGGAGAAGGTTCAAGCGCTTCAATTGCAATTGGTCAAGATGTATCAACAACAGCAAGCGTTGATTTTAATCGCGTATACACTGACACGCTTGATGTATTTGGCGATTCAATACTGAGTAATATTAAATCAAGAAGCGAACCATACATAACCACAGTTGACTTTAGGACGCCATCCGCAAACAGGGGTATTTATATACCAGACGCAAATGGAAACTTTGCTATAGTTTCCTCTTCAACTGGCACGGTTGCACTCGGAACCGACACAACTGGCAACTATATGGCGGATGTTGTGGCCGGGAATGCAATAACAATTTCCCATACGCCAGGCGAGGGTTCTACTGCTTCTATATCAATCGCAAATGGCGCTATAACTACAGAGCAAATTGCTAATGGAACCATTACGAATAGCGACATAAGCGAGAGTGCGAATATTGCCCTGCTGAAACTGCAGAGTGGTTCCGCCGGACAGCTGATAGTTGCAAATGCGTCTGGCGTTCCAGCATACGTAAGCGCGGCGGGCGACGTTGTTCTAGACGCATCTGGAAATTTCTCAATCACAGAAAATGCTGTAGCGCTAGGCACCAATACAACTGGCAACTATATGTCGGATGTCTATGGCGGTACTGGCGTAACAATTAACCACACCGCTGGTGAGGGCTCTACTGCAAGTATTTCAATTGGACAGAATGTTGCAACAAGCTCGAGCGTCACATTTGCCCAGGTAACTGCATCGGTATTCTCCGTACTCAGTACACCAGTAAATAATTCAGACGCAGCTACAAAAGCATATGTTGACCAAGTAACTGCTGGAATTAACTGGCATGAATCAGTTAAGTATGCAACAGCCGCAGCTCTTCCAAATAGCCCAACTTACAACGTTGGATCTGCTGATCAAAACAATGGTACTGGAATTGGAACAACAATAACTGCCGGTACATACGGAAGACTTGTAATAGATGGCGCAAACGCCTCAACTGGCCAAAGAGTCCTCGTAAAAAACCAACCAGATGCAGGTGATAACGGTGTTTATGACGTAACTGAACAGGGTTCAGCAAGCGTCTACTGGATACTTACTAGGGCATCTGATTCAGATAACAGTGTTGCTGACCAAGTAAAAACTGGTGATGCTGTCTATGTAGTTGACGGAGCGGTAAATGCTAATCAGGGTTTCATTATCAGCTCATCTGGTTCTGAACCAAACAATGTAATACGGATTGGAACTGACGACATAACATGGACACAGTTCACTGGTACTGCAGCATTTACGGCTGGAAACGGTTTATCGACAACCGGCAATACGCTCAACATTGGAACAGCAGACTCTGGGCGCATAGTCGTAAATGCAGACACAATTGATTTAGCAAGTGTTGCACAGACAAACACAACTGGTTCTGATGGAATATCATTCATCCAGTCGCACAGCGTTGACTCATATGGACGGCTTACTGGCGTTGTGACTGCATCAGTTCAAAATGCAAGCACCACACAAAAGGGCATCGCTCAGTTCAGTGCAAGCCATTTCTCCGTTTCAAGTGGTTCTGTGCAGATTGCGTCGGGCGGAATAACAACGACTGAAATTGCCAATGGCACTATCACAAGCGACAACATAAGCGAGAGCGCACAAATAGCTTTACTCAAGCTGCAGAGTGGTACGTCCGGTCAAATAATTGTGGCAGACGCATCTGGAGTGCCAAGCTATGTGACACCTTCTGGTGATATCACCGTTAACGCATCTGGCGTGTTCTCAATAGCTGCTAACTCTGTTGCTCTTGGAACAGATACAACTGGCAACTATATGGTTGACCTTTATGCTGGGAATGGCATAACGATTACTCATACGCCTGGTGAGGGATCAACTGCGTCAATTGCTCTTGACTCTGTCATATCATCAACAAGTGCTGGTAGTGCAACAACAAACTTTGTTTCTGCAATAACAGTTAATGGGTATGGACAGGTTACTGACTACGAGAGCAGCGACATACAAGACGCAAGCACATCGCAAAAGGGTATTGCCCAATTCAACTCTGATCACTTTTCTGTGTCTAGTGGTTCTGTTTCAATTGGACAATCTGTTGCGACAACTGCAAGCCCAACATTCGGCGCCATAACAATTAATGCGAGCGCATCAGTTGGCACAAATGCAAGTGTCTCTAACTCCCTGTTTGTTGCCAATGGGCAAATAGTTGCAAATGAATCGGCAAATCAGTCAAAAATATCCCTCAGGCCACTAAATGCCGGAGTGCCGTATGAAGCGTTAAGACTTGCGTCTCAGTACAGCATAGCGAATACGAATACATCTTCATATATCCAAGGTATTAACTCCTCTGGAAATGTTGTAGCTGGAATGCAGATAACATCAAGCCAGTCAACTAGCTCATTTTCCCCAGTGGTAGTTATTGGCCCAAGAATTCTTGTTTCAGCAAGCTACGCAAGCGATCTATCAAGCCAGATGACATCAGATACATCTAGCTCTGTTCATCTTGCTATTCAGAGAACAAATAGCTCATCAGCGGCATTTGTTTTATACGACCAGGTATCTGGGTCGTCAAATATGCTCGAAATAAGAGATTCAGCTAATACTCCTAAAATTTCTGTAGGGACATCGTCCAATAGCTACATGCTCTATGCCGTATCCGCAAGCCTTGAGACAGCTAGCGTTGGTGCTGCGAATATATCAAACCTCACTACTGGTCCGCTTACGGTTACTGGCGACCTGACGGTCAATGGAACTACAACAACAATAAACTCAACAACACTCACTGTCGATGACCCAATTATTGTTCTTGGTGGAGATACTGCACCAATATCTGATGACAACAAAGACCGTGGTGTGGCATTCCGGTATTACTCCGGTACAGCAGCTTCTGTCGGGTTCATGGGGTATGACGATTCAACTGGAAGATTTATATCGCTAACTGGAGCAACAAATTCTTCAGAAGTATTCTCCGGGACAAATGCATCAGTTCAGGTTGGTTCACTGCATGTAGTTGGCGGTGTTGGTGCAGCAGACTTCGTAACGCTAAGTGGAGAAAGTTCAGAAGGCAGAGTAAGGGTTAACTACGCTTCATTTGATCAATTTGTTGAGATTTACTCTTCTATGTCTGGACAAATAATCAGTTGGAAAAACTCTGCCGCACAGACTGCATCAATTCAGTTCACGTCAAGTGATGCATTTACTTTCAGTAAACCAATATCAAGCGCATCACTATCAAGCGCATCGCTGTCAAGCGCTTCTATTGTTGCGCCGTACATATCCGGCAGTGTGCAGTTTGATACAAGCGCAAGCGTAACGCTTCCGTCAAAGACGTTCTTCCCAGAAGAATATCTATCAGTTTCGTCAAGCGTTACGTTGAATTCAACAACACACAGATGGGCCACGTTAGAAATGACAGCATCTGCTGGAACTTCGGTAGTCACGGTTCCAGCTGACGCAAGCGATAACTTCCCAGTTGGCTCAGTTATACAGATAATAAGAGTTGGTGCTGGTGAAGTTCAAGTAACAGCTTCTGCTGGAGTAACTGTAAACAATGCTCTTGGATCTAGACTACGCGCACAGTGGTCAACTGCTACACTACGCAAGCGGTCTTCCAACACATGGCTTCTGTCTGGTGACCTCAAGGTCTAAACTTAAGAGGATTTAAAAATGGCTGGCGGAGCAAATCAAGAGAAAGAGCCGGATCTCCCGAAAGGTGTAGTTCCTAACTTAACCGGGCTTACTTCTGCTTCCGCTCAAACAGCAATAACAAATGCTGGATTCGTTGGATCAGCATCAACAACAACTCCGATAAATGATGCTTCTGGAACAATAGGTTCAGGAAACTTAAATAAAGTTACATCACAGACAGAAGCAGCTGGATCTGTCCTTCCTGCTGGTGAAGTTATTGATTATGTTGTTTCAACCCCATACTTCCCCCCATTTTTCCCACCGTTCTTCCCACCATACTTCCCTCCATTTTTCCCCCCTTTCTTTCCTCCATATTTCCCACCATTCTTCCCACCGTTTTTCCCTCCATACTTCCCTCCGTTCTTCCCTCCATACTTCCCTCCGTATTTCCCACCGTTCTTTCCCCCGTACTTCCCGCCATATTTCCCGCCATATTTCCCTCCATATTTCCCGCCGTACTTCCCACCATTCTTCCCGCCAGGATTCAAGTGAGGAATTCATGAGTAAATTAATAAGTTCAAAGCGTGGAGCAATTTCAATAGACGAATGTTCTTCTCCTGAATTTTATGAACAGCATGGGTTTGCATTTATCGAAAATGCTGTTCCAGAAGAGCATCTAAATCTATATGAAAAAAAATGGCTTGAAGATAATTCGCACAAGCCAAATTTTGCTGGGTGGCAAGACGATAAGTGTTATATGACAATTGATGAGATTAAAGATGTCTTGTGCAGTGAAAAAATAAATGATTTCTTTTTCAGCGTCGACATAGGCGTCGCATTGCATGTTGCCAAAACAGATTGGGCCCCAAGTTTCAAGACTTGGCACATAGACGCAGCCCACACGCATGAAATAGGTCCAAAAAACTACGTTGGATCATATGTTGCAATAGAAGATACAAAACCAGAATCTGGCCCGATACAGATAATTTCCGGGTCGCACAAATGGGACTTAGACTATAAGTCAGTTTTTTCGAATCCTTCTGGGATGTTTAAGCATGACGATCTCGAGCAAAAACGCATAGACATGGACTCTGAGGTATTTACAATTCTTCCATCTCGTGGTGATGCTGTTGTGTGGCATGGGAGGGCGGTCCATAGGGGCACTGAAGCAATAGACAACACAGCACCACGAAAAGGTGTTGTGGCACACTACTGCAACAGACTCGTAGCGGAAGATTATGTTAAAAATGCCGGTGGCCACGTCCCAGCAGAATTAATTACGAAACAGTTCATAAGCAATGAATCTGGTGATGATGATCACTTCTTCGCACAGTGGAGAACTGGTGGGTATTACTACCCAGATTGCACGATAACCAGAAGCTGGCTGAAACATGCTCACCCAGAAATAGAAAATGCGACAAGCATTACATGGGATGAGCTTAGGGAAAAAATAGATGTATCAGCTCGCGGAGATATGGCTTACCTAAAGGCTGGTTACGACCCCGAATACAATAGCGAAAAATCTGCATAGACCATATAGGGCACGAGCGTTTCAATCTGGTGTATGGTCTTCCCATGGTCATAAATCCGCTCATAACAGATGAATCGCCATGGCAAATTATGCCCGGTGCCTTCGGAAACTCTAATAAAAATATAGTCATTTTTAATGACTTTATAGATAAAAAAGATTTAAAAATAATACAGGAATTCTGCCCAACAATAAATGAGTGGAACAATGAGCAGGAAAGTATTTATGCCGAAGATGGAACGTGTCTTTATGACGCTGACTACTGGAATGATAGGCAGTGCAGCGACGAAATACTAAAGAGATTAAACCCACAAGTTTGGAATTTGGTAGAGAAGTACATAGTTAAAATGCAACTTGAAGTAGAGTCATTCTTTAAGTGCAAAGTATGGCCTAGGCCGCCGGTAATAATGAGGTGGAGGCCAGGCATAGAGCAGCGGCCACACTCGGATAAGCAGCTGAATGATGGAAGACCAAACGCATTTCCAACATATGACCTATCGTCGCTGTTTTACTACAACGATGACTACGAGGGTGGGGAGATCTATTTTCCTCAGCATGATATAGAGATAAAGCCCAAAGCTGGAATGGCTTTGATGTTTGTTGGAGATATCAATTATCTACATGGAGTGAGAATGATTACTTCTGGATTCAGATTTACAACCCCATCGTTTTACACAGTTACAAGAATTGGAGATATTGATGTCATCCCCATGCAACCCAAATAGCATAAGAATATTTGAGAATTTTGTAGAGAAAGATGATCTTAAGGTTCTAGATAATCTCTGCAGAAACGTTGGCGACGAAAATAAGTGGTGGTCAGAGAAGTGCCCTTCCCCTGAATATATTGAACATACATTCGGGGCATATAGGGATCTTTGTAATCAATATGCATACCCAGTGCATAGCTTGCACCCGCTAGTGATTAAGTACATCAAAAAGCTAGAGGCCCTTGCTTCGTACGAGCTAGGCAGAAAGTTAGTTCCTATATTTTACTTTAATAGGCACGAAACGCTGGAGGGGGGGTGGTGCCCAGGCCACACAGATTCAGAGGGAATGGGTCAAAATGGAATTTCCTATATGGTTGATTATTCCCCAAATCATTGCTACGAGCCAAGCATCATCGACATATCGGCAAACATATATATAAATGATGATTATGAAGGTGGGGAGTTATGCTTTCCGGAGTATGACATTGTTATAAAGCATACGCCAGGTCAACTTGTTTGGTTTCCCGGTGGATACGAGTTCATACACAGTGTTAATCACATTACAAATGGGACGAGATGGAATCTCATCACTCATCTCGCCAGGCCAAAGTTAATACAGATGCATAGCATCATTCATAATTTATATAATGCACTTGGAGATGGGGAGAAGAGCTTGTTTCCACCAGAGTGGAATGATGGGGTTTGGCATCCTGGAAGTGGGGCAAGGGAAGATAATGTTGATGGCAGATATGGTGATGGGTATGCCTAGTAAGCAATTCAGGCTTCATCAAACACCATACAAAACAGCTTCTGCAAAAAACATAAAACAATTAGATTATTTTATTAAAGAAGATGAAAGAGAAGAAATTCTTAACTACTGTATTAACTCAGAATATTTTATTAAAAATACAAATAGATTAAATCTTGAGTTAGAAAAATATGAACTAGGCAGTAAAGAGGAACCATTTAATAGAGGTTATTACAGGAATATGCT